AATGGTTAGATATGTGGGAAACTACATTAAAAGGAGAAATAATTAGATGGATGGAAATCCCTAACGAACTAAAACAAGACTAAGATGGCACAAAACAAGACACTTAGCCTAATCGAGGCTATAGTAGGGACAGTGATAGGGTTATTAGTATCCTTCGTAATTCAATTGGTATTATACCCTATCCTAGACATTGAAGTTAGTATAGAACAAAACATCACAATTACAATAGTATTCTTCATAGCTAGTCTGTGCAGGAACTATGTAATCAGACGAATCTTCACTAAACTATCCTAGATGGACGAAAGAGATATAGACTACCACCTTGGTATAGGATACTGGGTACAAGTCAGCCCTTTAGCTAACGCAGGTTCAGGGTGGATATGCGGAGTGTATAAACGAGGTAAGAAGACAGGTAACTGGGTTACTGAATCCTCTAAACAATTTAAGACACCTAACGAGTGTTACAATTGGGCTGACGAAGAGATACATAATTTATTAACTAGATACAAGTAAAATGACACAAAAAGACTTTAATGACAAGACCCTTGATGCGCTAACTCAGATAACTGAGACGCTTGCAGAAACGGGGAAGGCACGTGATTCTATGTATCAATTGATACAACTTGAGAGTGCTAGAGTAGACTCAGCCGAGGATAAATTAGATATTCTTATGGGTGAGAGATACTCTCGTATTGCAAATGAAAATGCTAAGGTAGAGCAAGTAGACGAAACAGGACACTTAACATCTAGTGCGGATGATATATTCAGACTGCTGAATGCTAAGGAGGATTTCGAGGAAAGTATTGAAAACCACTTAGAAAGAGAAGAGCCTACTATAACCCCTAAAAAATTATTAAAGTTAGGCTTTATAGAGCATTATCAAGAGAATGAGGGCTATGAACCAGGTTATACCTTCTATTCCTTCAAGAAACACGGAATAGAGTTAACCTCTAGTGAGGTGGGGGGATTATTCCCGCTGTACGTATACACAGAGGGTTCTCACGAAATAAACTCCCTTAGAACATTAGGAGATTTAATCTTATCACTAACAGAACTAAGATGACAGAAAAAGCATTCCTCATAGGTTTAGGAGTCTTCGCAATACTGATAGTATTGTACGATAGATCCATAAACAAACGAAATGGCCGTTAAAGTATAGCTAAAGTATACACTATAGCCATTAACAATAAATATATTATCTTTGATTCTTTTTTCATAAGGTAAATGTAGGTAAACTATTCACACTGAACGTTAACTAAATATTAAGAAATCATTATGTATAAAGGAACATTGACAGACACAAACGACAGAAAAGCTAACGGACAACCTGCCTCAATCAAGTTCAGAGATGAGTCTATACTTGAAGTTATGACTCACTTTAGTATGCTCATAGAAGATTGTAGCCTGACTGAGATAAAAATTAAAATAGTTAAGAAAGATGGCAAAGTTTGAGTGTAAAATATGTGGATCCAAGTTAGAACTGGCTAAACATACAATGAAAGTAGAAGACGGTGTGATAGTATCACCTGACGCTATGTGTTGCAAGGCCTATATGACTGGTATTCGAGAGAATAAAGGTCTAGGAGGTATTATTAAGAAGCCTGGCGGTACAGTCAGCGGTAAAATTTAGAGTATGTTAATACCAATACTAGTAATCGTAATAACGCTTACAGCAGTAGTGCTGTTACTTAGCGGAGCATTAATCATTTGGAAAAAAGAGGTAGATGAAAGGAATAATAGCAAGCCTAATATCAGAGTCAATCAGGAAAGGGAAAAATTTAAACGTAGTTCAAAGGCTACTAAGAATAAAGCACCGGATAAAGATAAGTTTAGAGGCGTTACGAAGAAGAAAAAGAAATTTAAATCAGTAAACAAAGAGAGACATGGAGCTACCAACTAAAATAGTCCCCGCACTACGTAAATCACCGAAGAATTTGGTGATATATGGGGCCCCTAAAATAGGGAAAACATCAGCATTAGCTGAACTAGAGAACTGTCTTATCATCGATCTAGAGGACGGATCAGACTTATTAGATGCTTTGAAAGTAAAGGCACATAACTTAGCTGATCTATCTAAAGTAGGTAAAGCTATACATGCTGCAGGGAAACCTTATAAGTATATAGCTATTGACACGATCTCCAAGCTGGAAGAATGGTGCGAAGGAGAAGCTAAGCAGATTTACATGCAAACCCCTATGGGTAAAACCTTTGAGACTAAGAATCCGGGTGCATCTGTGTTGTCTCTACCTAATGGTGGAGGATACCTGTACTTGCGTATGGCGTATAAACGTTGGCTTGAAAGATTGAACACTCTGGCAGATCATATCATACTTGTAGGTCACCTCAAGGATAAGATGTTAGAGAAGAAGGGAAAGGAAGTATCTGTGAAAGATCTCGACCTTACTGGAAAGATTAAGAACATTACATGCGCTGATGCGGATGCAGTAGGATATATATATAGAGAAGATGATGTCACTATGATTTCATTTGACTCTATGGACGATATAGCTGCAGGCTCAAGATGCGCGCACTTAAAAGGAAAGACCATGCCTTTAAACTGGTCAGAAATATTCATTGATTAATTATCACACCATGATTGAAACAAACCAAGAATTAACCGTAGAAACCGCAAAAATGGCTACACCAACAACTATTACAACGTCTATGATCTTAGCAGATCTAGAGAACGGTATCGACCGTCCAGGAATCAAAGCTAAGTACGACTTAGAAGGATGGGAATTGACAGAAATGTTCAAGCACCCAGTCTTAAAAGGTAAGAAAGCAAGCAGAAAGCGTAAGATGTCTTTCACTTTTGTAGATGACACAGCAGCGTCATTAGACACTGTATCACCAGCTCAAGTAGACTTAGAAAAGTCTATTGAAGAGGTTGAGGAGTACAACGACGAACAAACAAATGCTATGGAGCAGGAGATTGAGGATCGTAATCAATTTGAAGCTGAGCAAGCAGAAGAAGACACAGCGTTTTCAGCAGGATTTGACGGAGAAGAATTTTAATTTTAAATAAACAGAAAGATGGCGATTAAATCGAATTCAAGTACAGAACAAGTAGCAGGATCAGGTATTACATTATACTCAGGACTTACTAATATGAAAGTTGTAGCAGTAAACCCTTCAATGAAGGAATTGCATGCAATGGAAATCAAAGTTAAGCAAGAGCCTAACTATTCAGTATCTTTTAACAACGAGGACTACAACAAGGTAGTATTCTGGTTAGGAAATGAAGATACAACAGTGAAGATGGAGATCCTAACTCAGCCTAAGGCTAGAGTATCTCAATCAGGTAAGAACCAATGGATCAACAATGTTGGGCAATCAACGTGGTCAGAATCGTCTCCTTCATACGAATGGTGGAAGAACGAAGGTGAGCACCATGCATTTGTTGGTGAAGAGACTCTTATTAACTTTGTTAAATCGTGGGCTAACGTAGCAAACGGTGATGAAGTTTCATTTGAGACTACTAAGAAGATAGCTAACGGAGACGTAGCAGAGATTAAAGCTCTTGTTGGAGTGTTAGGAACTAACGAAGTACGTGTACTAGTTGGTGTGAAGGATGACAAGTACCAAACAGTGTATTCTAAGCACTTTGGTCGTGTTAAGCCTCAACGTGATGACTTCTTTATCAGAAATCTTAACGATGACTATGGTTCATTCAACGCAGACTTCAATGCAGACCTTGCTTGGGGAGAACATAAGCCTACCATTAACTTGTTAGCTGCTGATGTGGGAACTAAGAAAGACGATGATGCAGACTGGTCTATGCCTGATGCACCATTAACTGAAGGAGATACTGCAAAGTCTCCATTCTAGTGATAAAATCTAGAAGTAGTGATGATCACTTGCATTCAGAAGTTATACTCGAGAAACTCTCTGAGTATGACATCTTTAGGCACTATATATCAGGGTTCAAGGAAATTGGAGCCCGTTTTAGGAGCGAGATAAGGGACGACAATGTCCCTTCCGCTGTTATTTATGTATGGAAAGGAAGGCTGTGGTATAAAGACCACGGTCATCCTGATCACTCTTTTAGTTGTCTTAGATATGTCCAACACAAATTTCAATGTGATTGGGTTACAACCTTACGTATGATAGACTCGGACTTTAATCTGAATTTAGCACATAGTAAGGGAACTGTAAAAATAGGTGAAGGAAAAAGATATGAAAAGCGAGATTTTACAGAGAAGATAACCATAATCAAAAAGAGATCAAGGGGTTGGATGCAAGCTGACGCAGATTTTTGGCGACAATTCTATATTGGTAAGGATATTTTAGTTAAATTTGGTGTTGAACCAATAAGTCATTATTGGATTAATACTCTAAGATTTAACTGTGAGACAATTACCTACGCGTATCCCTTCGGAACAAGATTTAAAATTTATGCACCTTTATCAAAGGAAGCTAAGTGGTCAAGTAATGTTTCAAGCAAGGACATCCAAGGATGGACGCAACTTCCGGCGACGGGAGATATAGTCATATTAACATCATCGCTAAAAGATATAATGACCCTGCTAGCAGTAGGGTATAATTCAGTGGCATTGCAAACAGAAATGCAAATACCTCCTGAGAATCTTATAGCCCAATTAAAGGAACGATTCAAAGAAGTCCTAGTCTTATACGACAATGACTTCGATAAAGAAACAAACCCAGGGCAGATGATGGCAAGCAGAATTTGTGAAAAGTATAATCTAGTAAACATTTGCATTCCGAGTGAGTATAGATCCAAGGATCCAT